CTCCCGGCTCAGCTCCTCGGGCCCGCGCGCCGCTACCAGCTCCGGCGTCGCCGCCCCCCCATCGATGGTCAGCCCCTCGATCTTCAGCAGCCCCCACTCCAGGTAGGTCCGGTCGATCTCGCCCTCCAGCAGCGCCGCCTCGAGCTTCTCCCGCGCGCCCGTGCCCGCCGCGGCGAACTCCGCCCGCCCGGCCAGCTCCCAGATCCGCCGCGTCAGCTCGATCCGGCGCCCGAAGGACATCCGCGCGATCGTGAACCGCACCCCCGGCGCCTGCTGGCTCTCGACCGTCCGCTCGCTGTTGTGCTCCATCGCTCCTACCCGAACGCCAGGTATATCTCGTCGTCTCCCGTGCCCTGCGCGCGGCAGCTCGAGAACTTCCATTGAAGCCGCGTCTCGCTGTCGTCGAATTCCGGCACCTCGGGGATCACGCTCTTCAGGTACACCCCGAACAGTTGCCCGGACTGCTGCCCCAACTGGAACATCACACCCACCGGCGAGATCTGCCGTGCCGCCTGGTACAGCTCCCGGGTGGCCGTGTCGTCCATTTCGAACAGCTCCAGGTCCGCCGTCACCGTGCGCAGCCCCGGCGAGATGCACCGCGGCCCGTCCGTGCCGAACTCGTGCGACCGCGGCTCGATGTCGTTCTCCAGCACCACCTTCGCCGCCGTGATCGTGTAGAACCTCTCCGGCGCGTTCCCCAGCCAGGCCTGGCCCAGGTGCCCCGGAATGATCGTGTAGTCGTACTGCTCGGCCGGAGGCTCGGCCGGGAAACTGGTCAGCTCGCCCTGCCCCGGCGCGAAACTCGTGCTGTCGATGATGTCGCGGGCGATCCCGCTGAATTGGAACTCGTGGTAGTCGCCGTTGACCTGGATCTCCAGCCGGTCCATCGCCGCGCCGTTCAGGATCCGCTGCACCGCCCCCGCCGGGTCCCAGTAGTCGAACAGGCTCACTGTTTCCAGCGCCGTCGCCGGCTGGTAGGTCACCGTCGCCCCGATGGGCGACCCCTCGCCCGGCTCGAACGTGAAGGGCGCGTTCAGCTCCACCGTCGCCGCATCCACGATCGAGACGACGAACCGGATCTCGCTCCCGAACGTCACCGCCTGCCCCGGCGCCAGGTTGTGCGGCGCGGCGAAGCGCAGCAGCTTCGCCACGCTGTTCGCGCCCGTGAGCCCGCCGGTGAACAGCGCCGGCGCCGCTCCCATCGCTGCCTGGAACAGTGGCCCGTAGGACGGATCGCTGTCCTGCCGCGTCCACCCCGTCATGTACGTCCGCAGCGTGAACGTCGTCTGTTTCCTCAGCCCCACCGGCGTCCCCGGGTACGTCCGCGTCCCGGTCTTGTCGCGACGCTCCGGCCGCTCCAGGCGCTGGCGCGCCGACAGGCTCACCGCCGGTATCCGATGCCGGCCTTCGACTGCCGGCACCTGGCCGTAGTTCAGCTCCAGCGCCGCGTACAGCCGGTTGTTATTCGATGATATGTAGCCGCACGCCATAAACGATCATCCCCGTTCAGTTGCTCACGTCCAGCTCGAACGAGATCCTTGCCGTTTGGATGAAGTTCCTGCCTCCCCGCTTCACCGGCCCGAACTCGATCTTGTATCCGCCCGCGTAGAACATTCCGCCGCCCCAGTCGCCGCGCTGCGAATCCAGCACCCCGGCCACCGCCGAGGCGTAAAGCTCCAGGTCGCGGCTCAGCGTCTCCAGCCGGTCGTGCGACACCCTCACTTCGGCGGCCATTTCCGCCTTCCCCGAGAATGTCCGGAACTTCTCCTTGAGCTGGTTCACCAGGCGCTCGCAGTAGACGTACACCGCCGGGTAGGTCACTCCCGGTTTCTTCTCGGCCACTTCGTAAGCGATGTTCTGCGCCAGCACCTGCGCGCTCTCGATCGCGGGCAGCTCCGCCGCCTCGCTCTCCCTCAGCCTGGCCACCGCGAAGGGCAGGCCCGTATCGGCCGCCAGGATCCCCGCCACTTTCTCCGTCGCCGCTCTCGCGATCGCCGCCATGTTCACCCCCGGCCCAAGCCGCGCCTCGGCGCCAGGTAGCGCTCGGGGCTTTGCCCCGGACCGATCGCTCTCCCGCTCCGCAGCCCGCCCGGCGGCGTGGTCCAGGTCGCGCCCAGCGCCAGCGGAACATCGTTCTGGAGCGTCAGCTCATCGGGCTCGTACCCCGCGTAGACGTTCCACCCCGTGACGTTTGCCGGCGGGTTTGCCACCCCCACCGCCGCCACGGTGCCGTCCGGCGCTACGAACGCCATCGTCGCGCTCCCGGCGCCCTCGCCTACGGCTCCGCACCAGGTCACACTGATGTAGTAAGTCGCCCCGGCGGCCGCCGCCGGCGATTCGCTCACTTGCGGCTGGCTCGCCCGCGGGATGGGATCGCTCCTCACACCTACGCCCGTGTCGTAGAGCGCCTTCTGCGCCCAATGCGCCAGCCGCTCGTATTCCTTCCACTTGCCTTCGTAGCGGTCGTTCAGTTGCCGGTTGTAGGCGTCGCGGTAAACCAGGCTCAGCGCCCGGAACAGGTGCCACTTGCGAACCGGGTCGGTCACCACCACCTGGCCCAGCAAAGTCCCCGAGCCCTCCCGCGCCAGGAGAGCTTCCAGTTCCACGGCCAGCTCTTCCTCGGCCAGCCGGAGCTTGACCGTCAGGTCGATCCCCTCGGTTCTGGCCACCTCGAGGATGGCCGACTCGTAGGCCAGCATCTCCTCCATCGTCGAGATCGCCCCGTCCGTGAACAGAGCCATGGGAGCCCGCCCTCACCCTTTCCGCGCGCCGGCCCGCAGCGCCCGCAGATCCGCTTCCGAGAGCACGGTCAGTTGCACGCGCCCAGCCGTGGCGAGCTGCTCAGCGGCCCGCCGGGCCTCCGCTATCCGCTCGCGGAACCCGGCCGACTCTTCCGCCGTCGCCAGCCGCGCCTTGCCCTCGACGATCATCTGCGCCGCCACCTCGCGCGCCACCTCGCTCAGCACGCCCGTGCGCCCCCCATCGGAGGTCTCCAGGCTCGCCACCACGACGTCCGGCTCCGGGATCGCCGCCTCCACCTGCCTCAGCTTTTGGTAGTACACCTTCAGATCCATGCCTCGCTCCTGTTCAGGCCTCCGGCCACCCGCCCGAACCCACTTCTCGAGCGGATGGCCGGCGGCTCTCGGCTGGCGGCTCTCGGCTAGGAATTCACCTGCACGCCGAACGCGTTCCGCAGCACTCCCACGCCGTACAGCACGTCCACGGTGAACTGCTGCGCCAGCGTGTTGGGTTGGTAGCTCAGGATCACGCGCATGCCGAAATTGCCCAGCTCGGCGTATTCGGCGATCGCTCCCGTTCCCGGCAGAGGCTGCGGCAGCCGCCGGATCACCAGCCCCATCGAGCTCCGTGCGAACGCCACGTTGTGCGTCGTCACCGGCGAGCTCCCGGTCTTGGCCACGAACTGCGACCGGAACACAAAGAAGTCCTTGATCTTGCCGACCGTGCCCTCCACCAGCGCCCGCAGCCCCGCGTCGCCCACGGTCTGGAATTCGCTGAAGCGCGGGATCTGCCGCAACTGCGAGTACGTGGCCGCGTCCACCACCAGGTGCTTCAGCTCGCTGGCCGGCACCTTGGCCTGGAACAGCGCCGTCTCGGCGGCGTCGATCACGGTCTCCGTGATCGGCGTTCCCGCCGTCCCCACCGGCGAGTTCGCCGTGAAGCTCGCGTACAGGTTCAGCAGGTCAGTCTCGATCTTCTCGGCCAGCGCCACCATCGCCGGCTGCATGTACAACTTCAACAGGTCCGGCACCGCCAGGACCTTGGTCACGTCCGGCACCTGGAACGTCGCCTCGGCGTGCGTGTTCAGCACGATCTGCGCGTTCCCCAGGCTCGGGTTCTGCGTCTGCACCGTCCCGCCTTCGGCCAGGTTGTTGGCCACCAGTGTCGGCGGTATCGGAACGTTTACCGTGTCGCCCGCCTGCGCGAGCGTCGGCTCGAAATCGCGACTGACCAGGTTCCCCATGACGAGGTTGCCCATCAGAGCCGGTAAAGCATCAACGGCCACCAGCTTGACAATCGCGTTGGCCACATTTGTGGATGTGATTGCTGGCATTTACTCCCCTCTTCTGAGCCGTGACTCCCGGCTCGCTGTCTTTTCCCGCGTCCAGGCGCGGCTAGTAGCTGCCGCGCAGCGCCTGGGACGCCACTCGCACGATTTCCTGCCGGATGCGCTCCGATTCCTCGGCGCTCATCCCCGGCCGGATCTTCTCCAACTCCGTTCCCGCGCCCGCCGCCGGCGCCTTGTGCGCCACCGTGGCCCCCGACCCTCCGCTGATCCGCGCCGGCAGAAACTCCGGGTTCTCGCTGAGGAAGTTCGAGAGGTATTCCTTCACGCTGACCTCGCCTTCTTCCCCTTTCGCCAGCAGCCGGCCGTCGTCCGTGCGGAAAATGTCGTCCTTCACCGCCCTGAACGCCACGTCCACCTTGGCCACGCCCAGCCGTTGCAGCTCCGCCCGGATGGTCGCGCCCCGCTCCGCCTCCTCGGCCATCTGCCTGCTTCGCCGGTTCTCCTCGACGAGCTCGTTGACGCGCCGCTCCAGTTGCTCGCGCCGCTTGCGCTCCTCCACCAGCTCGTTCTTGTAGGCCGGCTCCGCCTTGGCCTGCTCCTTCCTCACGAACTCCTCGATCGTCTCCCGCACGATCGTCCGGATCCCTTCCTCTTGCGCTTGCCCCTTCTCTTCATCCATCTGTAAGCCCCTCTGCATTCGCCTCGATCTCCCGCGCGATCTGGTCCTTCAGTTCCTGCCGCACGTCGCACAGGTATTTGTAGGCGAGCTTCTTGAAGATCTCCCGCTTCAGCGTTGGCGACCCGATGCCCAGCTCGAGCAGCCGCTTGGCGTCGTCCAGCTCGCTGCTGAAGTCGCCGATGTCGAACTCGTCCAACCCCGAAACGTCGATCGTCAGACCGTCCTGCCGCGCCGCCTCGATCGCCCGGAGCACCCTCTTCATGGTGTCCTTGGCCGCGTCGCCGTAAGCCCGCAGCACCTCGTGCGTGATCGTGAAGTCCCGCAGCTTGCTCAGGCCCGACTGCGGCGCGCTCGGGTCCCAGGCCTGCGGCAGCAGGTAGCACACCCGGTAGATCTCGTCCTTCAGCCGGTTCAGGTTCTCCACCGCGATCTCGTAGACGTGCCCCTCCGGCTCGGTCCACCCGAACTTGTCTCCCGGTGCGAGCTGAATGTAATAGGACTCCCCGACGATCTGCTTCCAGTCGCGGTCCGAGTACACCACCGGCATCGCGAACAGCCCCATCGTCAGCGCCCAGCCCAGCGCGTTGGACTTGTTGAAGTGCTCCAGTTGCAGCAGCGCGGCCTTGTTCATCAGCCACAGGCCCTCGCTCACCTTCAACTGGAATAGCGGCACCCGCCGTCCGGCCGCCAGTCCGTGCCGCCCCTCGTCGACCAGCGCCGGCTTGGCGCGGTCGCCGCCGGTTTCGGCGCGGTAGAGCTGGAACCGCTCCTTGTCGTAATACGCCCAGCGCGTCTCCTTGACCCAGCCCCCGCCACTGGCCTCCGTGCGCAGCCCCGACGTCCGCAGCACCACCCAGGCGTAGTTGCCCTCCTCGTCGTAGTTCCAGTTGATGAGCTCCTCGGGCCGGTATTCCACCAGGTAGGCCCGCGATGCCCCGATGGCGTCCTCCTCGCCGCGGTTGGCCGCCGGCAGCCCCACCCGCGGAAAGTCCACCAGGATGTAGCCCGCGCCCCCCACCAGGGTCTCCACCAACTGCCGCCGGAAGAAGTCCGCCAGCGAGGTCTGTTTCCGGTCGCAGTCCTCGGTGAACTCGCAGAAGAACGCCTTGCCCGCGTCGTTCTCGCCGGTGAAGCTCAGGATCGGCTCGCGCCGGAACAGCGTCGCCGCGTACCAGTCGATGATCGAGCCGACGTAGTTCTCGTAGAACACCCGGTCCAGCCTCTCGCCATAGACGTCTGCCGGCTCCTTCTGCCGCCGCGCCAGGTACTCGGTGGCGTTGGCCTTGAGCAGATCGCCGCCGGCGTACAGGTGGCGGTAGACCCGCCACATCGCCTTCTTCGCCGCGTACTCCGGATGTTCTCGTTCAATCTCCATGCCCAATGCCTCTGCGCCCTCCGCGAACCGCTGCCGGCCGCCGGAAACCCCGCCGCAGCCGCGCGGTCCGGGTTCACAGCAACCGCTGGTCCCTCTCCCCAACCGGCGCCTGCGGCCGGCACTCCTGCCACAGCAGGTACCCGAGCGCGTCGGACAGGTGGGTCCGCCGCGGGTCCCTGTCCTTGTCGATCTGGCAGCTATCCGGCTTGTAGGTCACCTGTTCGAAGTCCTTGACTAGCTCGCGGCACTTGCGGTCCACCACCAGGTGCCGCTCGCCCGAGGCCGACTCCAGCTTCGCGTTCATCAAACCCACCCGCTCCCGTACCAGCGGATTCGACCGCGGCACCTTGTAGCAGACGTTCCGGTAGCCCACCCGCCGAAAGAACTCGCGGATGACCTGGTAGTCCGTCGTGCCCGTGGTCTGCATCCGCGCGCCCGTTGCGTCGCCGTAAATCAAGAGCCCGCCGCCGTGCCGCGGGAAGCGCGCATGGAACTCCTCGCAAGCCTCCTCGGTGCGGGCGTGGCTGATGACGATCTCGTCCACGACTCTCACCGTCTCGTTCGAGATCTGCGCCACCACCGAGCACATTGGGTCCACGTTGAAGTCCAGCGCCCACAGCAGCGGCAGCGACGCCTCCACGCTCACATCCGCCGTGTGCTGGGCGCGGCTGAAGGCGTTGTAGACCAGCCCGGCGGTCAGGCTCAGGTACTTGCCCAGCGCCTCCTGCTCGTAGAACTTCTCGTCGTAGCTCCGTTTCAGCCGCTCGTAGAAGTCCGGGATGCGATCCAGCAGGTAGCGGTTCTCGAACGGCTCGGCGACGATGACTTCGTAGCCCTCGACCGGCTCGTGCACGAAGCGGCGGTACACCCAATCGAAACCCTTCGGAGTCCACGCCGTGAACCCGCACAGCCGTGTGGCCAGCGGGTCGCGCAACCGGCCCTCCAGCACCATCCACGCCTCTTCCTGGGTGTAGGTCAGCTCGTCCAGCCCGAACCACGCCAGGTTGATTCCCCTCAGCCGGTCGAACTCCTCCACCGGCCGGAAGAGCATGCGCGAGCGCGTGTCCTTCATCACCAGCGTGTTCTCGGCCTTGTTGTGCTCGTAGGGGATGCGGTTGCGATCCAGGATGTCGAACAGCGTGCTCTGCGTGGCGTCGCGCAGCATGGGGTACGTCGGGGCGCCCAGCAGCCC